GATCCTCGACCTGTGAGTCGTCCACATTAATCTCTATGACTGGTGCACCCAGTGCGCGAAGACAGTACTCTTTAAATTCTTGTCTGTTTGTAGGCAGTGGCATACAGTTCTCCTTTTAAGTATTTAGGAGTATTGTGTATTACCGTCTTAGTGTGGGGATAAGTCTTGCCAATTCTCCTTCTCTATTGCATATTGCATCACAATACGCGTCAATCACTGGCAGTTTTATAAGATTGTGACCGTCTGTAATGTAGTGCTGTATTCCGCGCTCGTAAATACGAGTATGAAACCCAAAAGGAACACTGTAGTCAGGAACAAGTTTCAGAAAATGACCAAAATCGTATTCGTTATCATTAATCGTTATTTTATACCGATCATGGTGTATAAGTTTCATGTTTTATATTCCTTATCACAGCGCAGTAGGAGGAATTTTCGGATCTTTGTATTTTGCCTTTTCGGGATCAAGGTACTTTTGTGTAATCTTGTTCTCGGAACCGATAAAAACCATTGGATTTTTGCCTGCAAGAGCAGACAACTTGTACACCAACTGATCAGCAGTGTAGCCCTTTACGGATTTTACATCTTTAAAAGTACTAGAATCCTGAAGGGACTGTTTCACAGAATTGTTACTGGTGGTTGACGATGAGTGGTAAGCAATCACATCATTGTACAGTGCTTTTATACCACCAGTATTGAACTGAAACGCAATTCCATACGAATCAGAATATTGATATGTACCATTCTGATTGTTGTTTATAATGTTATCCCTCAAGTACTGTAGAGAATTGACGTTTGATTGTGTTGCAAGAAAGGTGAATGTACCTCCGCAGAATCCTGATCCTGCTAGAGCAAGCAATTGCGGAAAGTCTCCAGTTTTTCCTAGAGTTCCGTACATTTGGGAACCACCAAGCAGAAGACGGTACGAAAGATCAGTCATTTGCTCCTTTTGTGACCGTTCTTCGTCTAAGGTAAGCAATTGCTGTACACCTGTAATGTTTAGAGCAGCACCACTATTGTAGCCAAACAAATACGATGAACCACAAACACCTGAAATTTCAAACCCTCCGCAGGTTCCATTAAACAAAACCTGTCCGTGTGTAGACCCGTTTTCCCGTAAAATCATACTTACATAGCAATTTCCACTGACATCTTGCGCGTCTAGTACCCCAATCACCTTTCTATTAGTGTCACACGGCACATATGATGTGCCAACAGGGCCGTCCATACTAAAAGAGAACACTGTGTTATCGGCAGAGTCCTCCCGTTCATGTGGAACAACTGCTACGCCTGAAAAGGCGAATCCACGAAGAGAAGATGCTGTGTTTCCACCGCTAACAATCCAGTTGTCCACCGCTGCCCTGAAAGGACGGTTTCCCCGCTGATCTGCACCAATGCAAAACGGACGATTGGTTGTGCGAAGTTTATCGTTTTTTGCAACCGAAGTATTTGCTAAATCAGATGCCACAATGGTTCCATTAAAGAAAGTTGCCACACTCGTAGACGCACCATCATAATGATAAGAAACCGCGATGTGGTGCCAGGTGTTTAATGTGATGCCTTGAGGAGAAGCGTTTAATGTGTTTTCAAATCCGTTATATGAAGGAGAAGAGTTTGTAGTCCACTTGAACACAAAACGACCACTACTGTTATCGTATATCAGAGCGTATGCGTCCGCTGAACTGCCGGCAGTAATGCTTTCGCAAACACAGCACAAAACAGGATCATAACTACTAGGAAGACCTGATTGCAAATAAAAGTGACCACCAACAAGGTGATAATTGCATTTTTCAAGTGAGTATCCACCAGGAACACGCAATCCGCCAGCAGCAACCGAAGGCTGATCCAAATATGTTCCTTTTAATTGCAGTGCACCTAATCCAATAGGAGTTCCTAAACAAACTCCAATACTTCCCACTGTTGGGGTGTACTCCACCACTGTGTTTCCGTTTTGAGAGTACGTGTTAAAGATTTCTGCTACTCTATTTGACTGAACCACAAACTCGCCTGGTTGAAAATTTCCGTATGCCGTACCAGACAACAACTGCTCTGATGTTTTTGGAATACTGATTGTTTCGTATTGTCCTGAAGTTGTTGCCGTAATAGGAATTAATGTATTTTGTATTGCATCTATATCGTTTTGATCTGGATTAAAATTATTAATACTATCAGGATTTATTTGATAAAAAATCTCTTCAGTTCCGCGAGTGATTCGCACAGGAATACTAACAGTATTAAAATTATCGTCCGAAATAATGTAACGAAATTGTTCGGTTTCCGTAGGAACAAAATTAGAGAAATCGTAATTTCTCGTAATGGAAACAACCTGTCCAGTGTCTTGATCTATTTTGACTAGTGTTTGTGACATAGTGGTTTTCTTATACTAGTTAAAATTCTGCCCGGAAAATTGCGCTGCCGTCTGCTGACAAATTATTAGTGAATGCGTAACTCAATCCTGCACTTCCCATTATGGGTTTAATCATGTACTCGCCGTAGGGGTTTAACACAGTACCTTCGGACATCCTCTGACCGTCAACCGCAATACTGTCAGATACACCGTAACCTGGAGTGCTTGCGAGCACTGCCCGCACAGGGAACAACACGAAAGCTGTGCTGCCAGTAATAGTTCCTATTCGTTTGTTCCAGAATCTCCACATGGAATTTGTTGAGGTTTGATCAGTAAACCGATGTGCTGTTACTCCCTGGCACCGTTGAATTTTGTACCCTACACCACCCGACCATCCAAGCACGACAAAATCTGTGCTGGGTTGCGTTCCTCCATTAACAATAGCCTGAGTACTCACTGCTTGTGGAACACGCACACGAGACTGCTCCGTGGCGCGAATAAACACTGCGTTTGCGTCTTGGAATTCTGTTGGCGCACTACCTGACGGATACACTGATCCATCAGACGCAAATATTGCGCGTGAACCGTATCCCTCGTCAGTTACAAGCACAATTTCTGAGCCTTTAGTTGCCCAAACAGGTACTGTCCGCAAATAACCATCCCGGCTGTTGGTTACAGTACTGCTAACAGTGCCATTTCCTCCCCAATTCGCATTTACATTAACACCATAATTTGGTCTAGGTTTACTCCAACAGTTGTTAGCGGTTCTAGTGGGAGACACTAAAATAGAGTCGCCTGAAACCTGAATTCGGGAGTTTCGCTCTGCTCTGAGTTGATTAAATTCTCCCGAAGTCTGAAATTGATTACCAGACGGAGCAACTGGTGGATCCTTGCTGTACACACTACCAAGTTTTACCGTGCTGCCGTTCACCGCCCAAATTCCTCGGTGCGATTGTCCGCCCATGAGAAGGTAGGTGGACGGCCAGTGTGCTGTACCCACATCACTTCTGTTTTGCGAGTACAGACTGGAACCGTTTTTGGCACATATCGCGTTTGCTCCACCGTAAAGAATAAGATTTTTCTCAAACGATAAAGTTGACTCGTTCATTAACTCTATACAACCACTTGACCATGCGTAGTGCGGAAATGACGCAGGAGAGGTTGGTTTTAAATCATACGGCCGAATAAACGCATAGATAGCACTCCTTCCCACCCGTGCCCCTGTTCCACCAGGACTCTTTACCTCATATGTTCCACCTGGAGTTTGCATTGCAATGTACTTATCGCTTATAAGAACGGAACCGCTGTATCCTGCCTGTTCTGCATTGTCCAAATACGCATGAAACTCAAATGTGTTTCCTATAGACAATTCTGATTGAAAATCACCTTCGCTGTACATCTTATTGCCAAATGTACCCACAGGAATCATATAAAAGGTCATTAGTCGCCAACCACCACCGGTTGAACTAATACCATAAGACGGGCCCGGAACTGTGCCGCCATTAAAGGTGAATGTGCTTCCACTTACTCCTGCATTCACAAATGTGGGATCGTAATAGGTGTATTCTGTAGAGTTTCTAAATGTACGGTAACTTACACGACAAAAGGTAATTCCTTTTCCAGGTGAAGTAGAAGTTTTAATGTACCCCACCATATTGGCAAACCTGTTAGCATCGCTAATAAGGTTACCGTGCGGCGCAGTATTTCCCCATATCGAGCTCGTGGGACTGTACACTCCAGTACTAACACCAGTGCTAGAAGTGCTTGCTGCGTATGTCATTCCAGCCCAATACGGAAGGAACAGATCAAACCTATTACCAGGAAACTGTGAATTGTTTGTCATTACCGCAGAGGTTAGCCGTATTTCACTTTGGTTTGCCGACACCACGTATCCGGATCCTGAGCGCATAATCACACTCTCATCACACAGCCTATCAGAATTAGAGCCTTTTCCCGTATAATAGGTGTTATACCCTTCTAAAATACCAGAGGTCATGGCAAAATCAACAAGAGAATTTTGTGCATAAATTACAGGACCAGATGAAAAAGCGTTCAGAATAGGAGTGTTGTTTAGTGATCGTAAACGAGCATACGTCACCATATGACCACTCGCCCTTCTCTCTGTGTTATTAACATTTCCACCTATAATGTTGGAGTATTCTCCATCAATTCTAGTATACCACTCAAAGTCAGAATACGCGGTAAGTTTAGAGCGGGTAAGAGTAATTGCAGATTGACCGTAATATGCACCGAAACCAAAAATTCCAATGTGCCTGATACCAAGACTAGAGTCCATCAGATTAATACATGGTCCGTTGTGTATAGTTGGAATACCACCAACACCACCATAATGGCAAGACACAAGAGTTCCCAAACCACTCGCATTATCGTAGTGAATGGTTTCCAAATTTGTTGAACCTGTTCCACCACCAAATCCAGCACGAACAAAACACAGGTTTCGTAGTGCACGTAAAGAGCATCCCACAACATTGATTGGTGAATTGCTCGTGTACGCACTATTAACAATAATAGTTGCAGTGTAACTTGTTACAAGCAGCGATTCGTCTGTAACCTGACGACTTGCTCCTGATTGGGTTAAACTAGGAAAGGATGAAGGATTCTCATTAGTATAAACTGCACCATCGACATTTTTTCGCCCCCCGGCTGACAGATTCTGATTCATGTATGTTGCACCGTAGTATCCAACAGGATCGTACAACTTGTTTTCAGGAAGATTGCCGGGTACACCGTGGAGAGCATCCTGTGACTGCACATTACGTATTCCACCAGAACCGCTGTCGTGGAACGTGCCTGCTCTCATGTCCATATTCATGTTAATAAAATCCAGGTCTAGTTTGCCAGCGTTTACGATTTTTCGTACACGAGCAAGACCCAGTATGCCTAGATGGTGTCCGTGCTTTGCAACGGAAGTGTACGCAGGCTGGTGTCCATACCATAAAGCAGCGTATGCGTCATGGGTACACTCGCTGTGCGTGCGGTTGGCAACAGGAGCAGAGGAATTTTCAGGACTGTCGTAATAAAGCCGGTGAATGTACCCTGAATGATACCTGAAATTCTGAATTAAATTCTGAGCATCGTAATAGTACATTGGTGCACCCAACCACGGATTGCTAATAGACACAAAACTGCCCACGTCATCTGTTCTACTGGTTCCGTCCCCTATGAATCCGTGAGCAGTAGTTCCAGCTCCACTATAACTTTGTGCAAAAGCATTGTTAGTATCACTGCTGTTAGTTGAAGTGGTTCCACGAGTCCACAACTGCACCGTACCCGTGTGTCCGTGTGTAGTAAACTTGGATATATTCCAGTTGTAATTGTCCACAGAAAACAGGTAGTGCTGTGTGAGTGAACGAGGATCTCCCTGAATAATAATATTATTTGCCTGTGGGTGGTAAATAATTTCAGGAAAAAAATCATTTGGAGTTTGTGCCCAATACTTGCCTTTCAGAAAAGTAATATACAGGATAGCATTACCACGAATAACGAAGGTGCTTGCAACCTCCCACGCCTTTTTCAGAGTGGCGTATGGAAGGGTTTCGGTGCCGATTCCAGTGGTGTCGTTTCCGTTTGGCCCAATGTATATGGTGGTATCACTAGTAATTACCGTGGTGGTATTGGGCAGAAATGTCTGCTGTATAGAAACCGGAATATGGGAAAAATTGCTCATCTATATCCTTCTTAAATGCTTTCCCTGAATGTCAATAAACCAATAGGAACACTGCAATGACTTGCTTTCGTAAAATATTTAGTTTGTGGTTTCACCTTTACCTCGCTGAACGATCCAATATTTGAAGACGCTGTACAAAGAATAGTAGAATCAGTGTTATTTAGCACAATCAAATTTCCGTTTTCTTCACCTTTTTTCCACAAGAATTCCACTGTTCCTTCGTCTTCCCACGGGCAAAAAGAATTGCCCACTGAAAACCCGTGAGTGTTCTGCTTCACGCTCTCTTTAATAGAGTTCTGTGTTGCTGATCCGCCTTGTAGAATAAGTGATGATGCCATGTGTGTTCTCTCTTTGTTTTAAGGTATCGAATAGTGTTATTTGTGTAAATCAAGCAAAAAACCAAAAAGTGTGTTTGAGTTGTGTTTTTAGTTCTGACATTTTAAACCTTTCATGCTACCTTAAAGAAGATTGCAGATATGCCACCAACATAAGAAACTTGACCTGCTTGTTCTACAAGTTTTCCACCAAAAGTAAGTGATTGCCCACTTGTGACTGTAAAAGAGTGTGTATCACTTGATGCTGTGCCCATGAATGTATCTCTTTCATTCTGGTATCCTGCTGTTTGATGTGAAGCATCCTTGAACCAAACCATAATGTAAGAACCAACTGGTATCTGTTGAGAAAAATTACCACCCGTCTGCTGATACGGGCTGCCCAATGAACTCCATCTGAATATACAGGCTGTGTATATGGAAGAAAGTGATGGTCTGAATGTGCTACCATCAACATAATCCTTGGTGGTCAGCGTCTTGGCATTGGAACTGGTTGTAGTGCTTGTGGACGAGCGAGCTTCACCGTTCACGTGTAGTGCTACCGATGGAGCAGTAAATCCAATACCTAATCTACCAAGATGATCCAGAGTCACATGAGGTGGTTGATTCGAGCCACCAGCAAAATGTAATTTGGAATTAGCTTGTCCTGTTCTAATAATTGCATCAAATCCACCCACTGACCACAGCGGGTTTCCCTTACCATCTGCTCCCGATGCTTGAATAATGCTTAATCCTGATGTTCCATTGTATACATTAAGCCTCGCAGCAACATCGGATCCCGATGTCGGATTTCCATTCCTTAATTCTAAAGCATCATGTCTATCCGGCGCGCCGTTGGCCGGGCCCGTTGCTGAAATAAAAACCGTGGAGTATGAAGCGGGCAAAGCACCAGCATTTCCTTGTACTCTGAGTCTGGGGCTGCCAGAGGCGTTCTGCGAGGAGGGAGCTAAATTATGAATTGTGACTGTATCAGTAAAAGTAACACCAGCCGCAAATCGTGCCACACCAGTGTGATCTGATGTTCCAGCAAATGTAACACCAGACGCAAATCGTGCCACACCAGTGTGATCTGATGTTCCAGCAAAGGTGACACCACCACTGGCTATAATAGTGCCGTTCACATCCAGTGACGCGCCTGGAGTAGAGGTTCCAATGCCTAATAGACCAGCATTTGTTAGTCGTAACCGCTCCGTTCCATAATTAGTTCCGGTGTTTGTCTTGAACACCAAATCTTCACCCACACCACCACCGCGCTGAAAACCTGATCGAATATCAGTAACCAAAAGATTTGGCCAATCTATTGGATCCGCACCACCAATAATTGCAGCACGAGTGTACGGTTTGGCCTTAATAATGTACCGCACCGCAAGGAACGGCGGCATATTCGGCATGAGATTGCCTGTGAACGGAGCAACTGCGTTTGCTGATCCCGAACCCGCACTAACAACAGAAGTAAGAAGGCTTTCCTGACCGCCAAACGCTCCCTGCGGATACGCAGCAAGAGAAGAGGAGTAGTTAGTATCATTTTCGAGAGTTTCAATCTGAGCAGTAGCGTTTCTTCCAAGCACAAAGCGTGATCGCAAGTCAGGCACATTAAACCCGATAATATTTGCAGTATTGACTGATGCGGGCCCTGACCCTCGTAGAGTGGTAAGTGAGATTGAATTGTATGCAATCGCTGTGTTGGTGTGGGCCACCACACGATTGGGAACAACAAGTGTTTTTGTGCTGCTGTCGTACTTTGGAAGAATCTGAACAGTCAACCCGTATGAACCAGACAAAGAGGAAACAGTCTTCGTGAGTACTCGCCCAATCATGTCGAACGCAGCGGTGGTCGGAGAGGTTACGCTGTTATTGATCAGCACAATGTCGTTTTCCTGAACCGCTCCATGCCAAGATCCTGATCCTGAACTGAACGTAATTTCAACCACATGACCGTACATGGGAGCGCGTGGTGCAGCATCGTACTGCACGCGATTGTACAACTCTGGATAGTCAGATAGTGAATACGAAACGCCGTTACACTCCAACCACGTGTCAGGAATGGCAGTTCCCGCATACGGCATGATTGTGCCCACAGGTTGAATTTGCTCAACAGAGACAGTGGACGACCCACCAATCTGCGTGCCAAGATAGTTTACAACCAAATACCCAGCACTATTACTCTCAGACCTAACCAAAACAGGTTTCACCACTGACCCAATAACACTTGGTGGATTGTGTGTAATACCACCAGGAACCGTGTCAGACAAGAAAAAAGCAGGATGAGAAAGTCCTGCCATTGCAGGAATGTTGATTACTCCTGAGTACACCAACGTGAACGTATCAGGATTCTGAACTTCTGAAACAACACCAACCACTTCTGCGTTTTCTGCGTTGTTTGCGCGAGCAAGAGTCCATCTAGACCCAGAAGCACCAGCGGCATTGTACCTGACCGCAGAACCAACAGCGAACCCGTGACTACCTTGAACAAGTGTGTCCTTTAGTGTGTTCTGAGTGGCTGCTCCGCCTTGAAGATATAGTGATGATCCCATGTGTGATTCCTTTACGCGATGCGGATAGCAAAACCATTAATATACTCTATCGCACCATTTCCCTCAGAGTGCGCCAATCCTTTATGTGTTCCTGCTCCAAAAACAGTTGAAAAGGTAGCAGATCCCGCTGCATACGAATCGGCTAGTGGAATAGCAGTAAATGCTCCAGACCCGTCCACAGCAGAACTAGTGCTACTCGAATATGCTATACCCGCATTAGTATTTGTGATAGCGAAGGATGGTTTAAATCTCAAAAAGTTGGAAGAAGTAACAGTCCACACTTTAGCCATCACAACAGTAGAATCTTCATCAGTACCCGACGCGTTTTCGGTTCCCACCAAATACACAAACCAAGTTCCTGCGGGAAGTGGAATAGTATTGTAGGCACCATGTACGGCGTGCAGGGGAACCACACATCCCACGGACGGTGTATTTGCAGTAGGAACAGAATTATTCAGTTTAGCCATCACATTGGTAGTACCACCAAAGTTGCCCACCCTTAGTGTGCCGTTCACATCAAGAACCGCAGTTGGACCAGTGGTTCCGATTCCCAAGTACCCGCCAGTAGGTTGAATAGCCAATGTCAGTCCACCGTACCCGAGGACCCAACCTTCAATCCATCCAACCTGACTGGTGTCGTTTATACCAAACTGAATTTGACGACTATTTGTAGCGTTGGAAACAAGAAGCGTTCCTGTGTTTGCTGCCCCGTTTACGGATGAGCCTCCCAATACCCGCATCGTGCCGTTCACGTCTAGTGACGCGCCTGGAGCAGTAATTCCAATGCCTATTCTGCTAGTGTGTTTAAATCCCATTAACAGAGGCGTAAAACCAGCTCCAGTGGTTACGTTTGCCTCGTCTTGAAAACCCAAAGCAAAAGCGGCCTGGTCATATCCTTTATGAGCAGCCAGATACGTTGTAGAATAACCCTTGTCTGTGTCGCCACCGTAATTCCCGTGCACACTTCCAAGACCAACGCCGTAAGGGTATTGATTTTGTGCGAAATTAATAACTATTCCTGGGTTTCCACTGGCGTTACGAGAAACGTGCAAGGGGTACGCTGAGTTAGTGTAACCGGCGGCAAACTCTCCACTGGTAACTCTGGCCCCTTGTCCTGATGGAAAACCAGCAACACTAAAATACTCGGTCATTTGTACTGCGGTGCCAATAGCAGTACCGGTTGCACCTGCGGAGTGACCAAGAAACATTAATGCTGGACGATTACCACCAATGTCTTTTTGTCCTACTTCAATTGCTGCCCGGCACAAATTTTGGTTAGTTGATGACTGGTAACCACCACCAATCAAAGTTATGCCACGAAGACCTGTAGAAAGGTAAGAGTTTCCTGTACTGTACTTTCCTCCAAACACATTAAGTGTACTGGGGTAAGGGCCATTATATCGACTACCAATAATAACAGCACCATTAGTACCTTCACCGTCTCCTGCAAGAATCGGACCAAGAACAGAAAGGGCTGCTCCTGCACCGGATGAAGATGCGTTGAAACTAGACGGACCAATCCGAACATTTCCCACCGTGGTTCCATCAAAAGTCATAACACGCACGCCACCTGCAATTCCTGTTCCGGTTTTAACACCAAAATTTAAATCTGCTGCTCCACCACAAGACCCAAGGTCTTGAATAAGAAGGTCGCTTAGTGAAACATTTGCACAAAGTCCTGGTAAACCTGTAACATCTCCACGATACGAAAACAAGTACCCTGTAGTGCTGCTTGTAGCATACAACATGGGTTTTCGAACTTGTCCTGCAACTGTTGGATGACCGTTGTTGTAGCACGGTGCTGATGGTTTTTCAAATGAGCCCGTGGTTCCCGCGCAGTTAATGTTAAGGAAGTACACGGTTCCTGCATTTAACCCCCCGGCCTGACCACCGTTAATGGCACACACCCCACCGGGAAACTCAAAGAATCCGTCCATAAGCAGATTAAAAGCTCTGTACACTCCAGTGTCGGCAATTTCCTCACGAAGTATAACAATACCTGCAACTTCTGCTTCACTTGTTGAGTTTGCTTGTGCACGAACAAAAATACCGTTTGCGTAAGTTGCACTTGTAGCACCAGGGCCAGCACCATACGTAAGTGTAGTAGAGCCTGCTGGTTTAAATCGTACAATATCACCCAACTTAAACTGATTTAACTGATTAATTCGCACCGATGTTTGAGCAGAAGAACTCAAAACAATAGGTTCGCTAAGAATTCCTCCTGTCCACGGATACACAATTGCAGAGGTGGCAGATGTGGCAATAAACACCGCCTTGTGTACTACTCCTGCTTGAGTTGGTTGTGTTGCTGTTACCTTTCCGCTATGGTACGGACTAAGATAATACACTGCACCTGTTGTTAACGAGCCTCCATCCTGATTAGTGGTAAGGTCAATTCCAAAAATTTCACCAATAAATGTAATTTCAAATTCAGATGCTGACAAAACATGAGAAACAATACCTACAACTTCTGCATTGGTTGAAGTGTCTGCTGTTGCTAAAAAGTATTGTCCTCCTGAGTTCATAGACACAGGATTGCCCACCACAAAATTATGATCCTGCTTTACAATCTTTTTATTTACGCCGTTGGGAATTCGTACAAACGGTTGCTGACCAGCAGAAAGCCCACTAGTATTGGTGTATGTTGATCCGTTCAGCACTTGCATGAACAGGGTTGCCCCGGCTGGAGAGTAACGACTAAAATTAATTTCCCGATTAGAAGTATTGCCTCCGCCAGCACTGCTCACAGACACTAACAGTCCGTGTTCAGTTGTGGAACCACCATCAAGAAGAATTCCTGTTCCGTGAACTCCTAAAGTTGTTCCGTTATACGGAACAACAGCACCACCACTAGTAAAACCAATGTTTCCGTCTGGCAACCAAAGACCAGTAGTTCCGTGAATATTCACAGGATTCCACAACCACGAAGCCGTTTTACCTGAACCACGATTAATCTGCAACCCACCACCGCCTGCTTGTGAAATGTTTTGGTCACTTGCAGCAGCAGTGTCCCCAAGAACAAGGTTGTAGTCGTCAATAGTTACAATATTTGCGTTTACTGTGAATGTTGGAGCATTAAATGTAACTGCACCATTAAATGTTACACCAGAACTAAACACAACAGGAGATATGAACGAAACTCCCTTTGTAATATTGTCCTGTAATTCAAACGCAGCAGTGCCACCACCAGAAACATTAGCAGAAATGCTTGACGAGGAAATGCCGTCATAAATCTTTAACTTGTTCAGTTTGTATACAGATAGATTAGTAATGTCCCTCCACGTATTAAAGGTGTCACCAAGATCTATTTCTGGTATGCTAAAAAGATTGCTATCTGGTCCTGTGTCTACTGGCATGGTTACTCACTTTTTTGTTGATTAGAGATGCTGAATTTTATTTCTTGTAGTTCTTTCTTCAGTTTATTTATCTCGTTTTGTAAAGACTCTATAGTTTCTCTATCCTTATTTTTATCAATATACTCCTGCATCTTGCCGTGATCGGCAAGAACTGCTATACCATTACTGTTTCTTGTGTAATTCATGGCCTAAAGAAACTAACCGCTCTAATGTTTCGTGCAGACGGAGTTTTATCGTAGATAGAATTGGGAGAAGAAGTCATTCTTAATTTGATCTGATACGATTGAAAAACTGTGTTTGTAGGAAGAGTAGAGGAACGAAACAGTGCTTCACGAAAATCCAAATCTGATGTTGCAGAAAATTGCGGAGTAGTGGACGAACGGGTAAGAGAAATCCACGGTTTATCAAAAATATCGGTTTCTCCGTTCTCACTGTACCTATACCACAACGATATGGCAGAGCCTACTGGTGTACATTCGTCCACAAACACTGAAACTCCATTTGAAGCAATAGCATCAGGCAACTCTACTACACGAGACACGTACTCTGAAACGGGAGCACTAGGTGTTGTATACATCTTTACTGCAACTCCACCCAAAGACTGTAAATCTAAAACAGGAGAAACCGAATCGTTTGCTGTTGCTAGTGTAAAATTTGCATCTGGATTAGTTCCGATCAAATCAGAAACATAAATTTCATCTCCAGATTCGTATGTGTAGTTTCCAATTTTTCTGACAAGAGAACATCCACTAGGAACCACTTCGTTTACTCCAACACGAATAATTTGTGAATTTAAACAACCATTAACTCCCGTAAAGTTTATTGTTCCGGATGACACAAATTGACAGGTAGATAAAGTAAACATAATATCTGTTGTTGGTTCCGATACAGAAGAGCCCATTCCTTGAGGCAAGAAAAGAGTTCCAATCAACTGCGAGTTGCCTGCACGACCAAAACTAGAGTCTCCAACAAGCAGAGAATTTACTCCTGTATCTGATGCGTACAATTCGTAATCGTCACTGTTTGCCATTATACACAGGGCATACTCTCCTGGCTCAAGATAGACGGGACTACTAAACTCCATCACGGTTGGTACTGGATACTCTGTATTAGTGTTTATGTTTTCGGGAAGTGTAACCACTGTGCTAAAAGGAATCACAACCGATGGTGACGGATATCCTGAAACAGTAGGACGAATTTGAATCACCACAGGAAGTTTAGCATCTTTTTTAGAGAAATACAGAGAAATATTTTTTAAGAATAGTCCCTGTGAATTAGTCTTTGAGTCTACAAAGAAAGTTTGTGCCAATGGATCTGCCCATTGATCGTTTTGAACACTGTCAATATCACGAGTAAAGGGATTTTTGGAAATAGTTTCACTGCTTGGAGTTTGTCTCCTTAATTCAGCAGGACGAACAGAGTGTGCACCAGACGAACTCTGCTCAACCAAGCCTGCACAGTGTATAACTGCATCAGCAGACATTTCACAATTTGCAAGTTCTGAATTATCAGAAATTCTTACTGTTCGTGAACCAATAGGATGTACACCAGGAGGAATTGAGAAAGTAACAGTTGCAGATCCATTGGCATCTGTATTAACTCCTCCCGCAGCAGTATTATTATCAAAGTACAAATATAGTCCATTTGAATTTGGTTTTAGTCCATGTACTTTTGCTGTAATTGAATCAAAACTCATATACGGCACAACACTTCTGTCAACAATTTTGCTGCCGATTTTGTTTTTAATTCTGCTTTTCAATTGTCTTGCTCGGACGTAATTACTAGTTTTTTCGTTTAGTGGCTTTGCGTTTCTACTAGAAAAAGAACGAACATTACCAGAATTAATATTTGGAATTTGAGAATCGGAAGACACACGAGGACTTTCAAGAACTCGTTTTTGAATGTCGTCTTGATCCATGTCAACATCGTCTATACCGTACCAAATACTCTGCCAATCATTCCATTGCGTACCAAATCCACGAGCATCATTAGTGTTTGAAGACAACCAATTATCATTTTCCATAAGCGAGTTTGTTTTGACAATTGGACGGTATGATTTATCAAATTTGGGAATAATTGTCTTCGACAAAGACATGAATCCCAACCAACTCACATTGTTTGTGGGGTTGATTTTTATTGTTTTTGTGTACGACTTGTTTTCAATATACGGTCTATTTGAATATTTCAAAGTAACTATTCCGTCAGGAGAAATAACCGTGTCAACAGTTGATCCAGCTGCAGGATTAGTCAAAGAAGGAAACACAATATCAGTTGTCGAGAAGAAAGGACGTAGTTCTCCACGCTCGAAATCAATAGAACAATTGTGTTCATTTGAAGACACATCAGAAACAGAGTGTCCATAAAATTCATCAACAAAAATAGATGTTTTTAAAGGTTCAATATCGGTTGGTGATGTTTTTAAAGAACGAGTTTCAATTTCGTTTTCTGAAATTGATAATTTGGTAAAAACTTCAACATCCTGAACTCGTTTTTGAATTTTTCCAATATCTGACATTGTAAATCGCTTGGTGTCCACTGTAGTAATGACAACATCTTCAGGATTGTGTGTAAACGCAGGAACAGTAAGTGCAGATAAAACAAGCACATTTGCTGGATCAGAAGGAGGAGTAGGGGATATGTCTGGAATTCCGGATTGTAAAAAGAAATCAGGAGAACCGTCTTCTGAATCTATACGCAAACACAACTTGTCTATACGTGGCAAATAGTGTTCGTACTGTATTTTGGTGTCTCCAACAACGCCAAACTCAGATCGTCCATACGGTTTAATCATTGGAGTAGATGATGTAAGACCGCTATGACGAAAATCCAAACAGTTTGCTAGAGACACAGTTTTTCCTGTTCGTGAATTGGTGTACAACGGAATTTTTTCGTAATTTATATTTGTATACGAATGCTGTCCAATAAAAGGAGCGTAAGCAAGTCCTGAATGGGTAAAATACGAGTAGGTAATTTTAATTGTAACCGCAGGACCAGAACTGTACCTGAGTTGATTTGCAACAGAAGGTTTTATGTACAGACGACCTCTATTATATGTAGCTTCTCTTTGACCGTCATCTAATTCAAAATCACCAATATAAGTAATTGATGTAGTAGTATTATTGACAATCTCCAAAACAGAAAAAATATCAATGTCTGGAAGTTCAAAGAATTTTCTACCTGTAGAGTCTACGGAATACGAATTAGACAAGAAAGTAATAGTTTTGTTGGTAAGTGATTTAGTTCGATATGTGGACTGATCAGAAATAGTTGGTGTGTACACCACAGGCGCAATAACCTTAAAATTACCTGATGTAAATCCTGCTGCGGCATTAAAAATCTGAATTTGAAACTCGTTTTCATCTCCAATAAGAGTAACACCAGAAGTAGGAAGCGTATACGCCACGCCAGTAGGTGCAACAATAGAGATTTCAGATGTGTCTGACGAATTATTACTGGTTCCGTAATTAAACAGATTAAAAGTGGATGCAGAAGAAGAAGACATACTGTCGCTAAAGTGAGTTTTATTAACAGTATAAGTAGTGGTATTGGTGGTCTGATTATGGGTTGCCGTAACAAGGTTGGTGGACCCACCAATCATTTTTCCAACAACATTACAATACAAAAATTTGGAAACAGCGTATGCAGGTTTAACTTCAAACACCAAAGACTGCTTGTCATTTAACACAACATTTCCAAATGAGGTTCCAGAATTTGGAATCACTCTGCCTGCGGCAACAGCAGAAGTAGATGGAGGAAGAGCAGTAAGGTAAATCATTGCAGAACTACCGCTGCTAACAGAACCACTTATACCATGAAGATACATTCTGTAACTGTTACTTGTAACGCCAGCACTCGCGTTTGGCAACATACCGTGGACATATCCTAATGCCACCTGCTGATTCGAGCTATTATGGAATCTAACAAATGCAAAACCAGAACCAATACCTACAAGATTTGTTGAAAAAATAGAACCAAACAAATCTACTTTTACATCAATGTAATTCCCAACAGTGTAATCGTATGTTAAATACGATGGTGAGCCTTCAAGTTTAGTAGTTTGTGCCCGTGGAAGATTTACAGAAACAGGATACTGATTTTCAATTTCACGACCAAGCACATACGCTTTACCCTGACCAACAACAATTTTAAAATTTGAATCGTTTGGACCCAATTCTGATTCTTTCATGGTAATGTCAAACGGATTCACAGTATACGAACCAGACTCATCAAAAGTTCTTCGTGCAAGTGTTTTTTCAATTTCTGCATACGAAATACGGTCAATCTTTCGAATAATTTTTCCCTTATCAAAACGCAACAATTCAACAAAATCAGTGGGGGTGTCTTCTACAGCGTATTGTGTTAAAGTAGGGGTAATTGTGTAACGATCTGCTCCTGCTGCATTGTAGTTGTACGACCCAATAGACGGATCACGCAATGTGCTGTCGTCTTTTTCTGTAACATTGTCCTTATTAATGTAAAATCCAATCTTCTGTGTGAGATCAGTGTAGTTGTTCATCTCAAGATTGCGGTGTGTTGATTCGTTTTTATACGGAGCAAACACCTGTTTTTCAGTACGCACAAAGAAACCATCAATATAAAAAATTCCATCGGTAACAGTTACAAGTTTACAACGACCACGAGTAGAATACGGCAAGTTGCTACTAACACTTAAATCACTAATAATGGTGTCGTCTTTTTGAAAATTAAATGTACCTGAATATTGGTATCCAGAAATAAAGTCAATAATTAGAATAAGTTTTCCGTCACGGGACACATCAGGTGGAATAAAATGAACAATTTTTGCTTCGGTAGTGTCGTTCGCAACTGCTGATTTCAAGTATCCACCAACCAAACTACTGTAGTTTGTTACTCCGCCCAATGGGGAGTTCACACCAGAGTCAATCATAATATAATTGGAATTTCTTACAGAAATAGCACCACCAAGAACGCGAGAACCGTCCTTAAACAAATGATCACCAAGTTTTGAAATTTGATTTTGTAAAAGGGTTTGTGCTTGGGTTAATTCACGAGCTTGTAAAGCGTAACCAGGCTTGAACAATACCCGTAAAAATCCCTTTGATAAATTAAAATCGTCATAATACGGACTAATATTGAATGTGTTTGGATCGTATGACATCTATTCCTTTTAGAAACCTAGTCTGATACGGAATTCCTCTTCTTGACCTAAAGTTCTCTGTATGGGTCTTACATTTTCTATGTATATGATATCACCAGAAGTTGGTTTAATCTGTGGTTTAAGTACAGAAGAAACCACATAAGCTCCAAGTGTGGTACCAGTTAAACCATGAGACTCCACACTTCGAAAACTTCCTAATAAATTTGTGAGATACAAATGCCCCTTTGCAGGATTTAAAAAATTCCAATGGTACACTGTGCCACGAGCGTAGTTTGAAACTCCACTTGTAGAACCTTGGACAACTATGTCTCCGTTCATAAAAGAGTTTCTGGTTAACTGACTTGAAGTAATATCAATACCGCCTGTGGCTGGATTTACACTACTTGTTATTGTCAGTTGCTGCAATCCTGTATACAGAGAGTCTGAAACATTATCAAAATATGTTTCACCAACATCAACAATTCTATATTGAGTGTTTGTAGCAGTATTTGTACTTCCTGATTGCAAAACCACTTCTGCAAGTCCGTTAGACTGTCTAGTAATAATAATTGATTCTCCGTACTCTCTATCGACACTAGTGATTGCTGCCTGGACTTGAGATTGAACTCCTTCTAAAGTTGCTCCTGTAATATTTGAAACAAAGTTGCTGTTTGTTTCTAATTCCACAGATATATTATTTGACCCCACAGCAACAACCGTACCCCTGGTAACAACAGAATATCCGTATCCACTGCTTCCAGTTCCACTAGGAATAGTTTGCTTTACAGTTTCTCCCAATGTAAAAGTAAAATTAGGAGGGGTACTAACAAAATTAATATTATAACGATTGATTCGATCCTTTGCTGTAATAAAAGATCGTGGAGAAGCACCGGTAGTTTTTAATGTTACTAGTTTATTACTCGCCCCTAAATCAGAAACAGATCTAACCGACAAAACTTTTGCTGAAGAGTTGGTTTCCATTCCTATTATATTTCCGTACTTGTCATTAGTAGTAAAATGGGAATTAGAGTACGCACTACTCGGAACAATTAGTGAAATGTCTCGGTTCGAATAAATTTCAGAACCAGCAATACGATTAGTTCCGTCAGTAAGAACAGGATTTTTTATGATTCCAAACTGTCTGTACGAACCCGAACCAACAAAGCTTTCAGAGGACTTTTCATCAATATCAATAATCAGTATGACATCTTTTACATTTAACTCTCTTAAAATATTGCTTCCGTGACCGCCTTTGGGAGACAACACCGCACGAAGAACTGGATGTGCAGTTGTAGAAACTTTGGGACTGTTCACAAAAACTTCTACGTTGGAGTACCCGTAACCAGGATTAACAATTGAAACTTCTTTTATGGTTTTATTGCTGTTCATTTTTGCTAAACAGTACGCACCCGCACCATTACCAATAATTCGTACAAATGGAACAATCTCTACCGATGAATAATTAGTTGCTGATGTGCTTGGAGTAATCACAAAATTTACGGCATCATTTTTTACCGTAAAAGTTATATTATTACCATTATCCACAACACCCACAATTACTCCGTAGTTTCCTACTTGTAGAGAATTTACTGTGCTGCTTTCTACGCGAATAGCGTATCCAACATAGTCTTGCAGTAGGAATCCAGCACTACCCTGACGAAGTCTAGTGAGAGACTCTGAATTTGTAATCTTTACTGTTTTAGTTTGCTGATCTATTTGGGTAAAACCACCCACATCAATAAGTGTAGATGTGCTAATAGCGGATGTGCGAATCACTGTATTAGTGTACACACCTGTGCTTGCTCCTGCTGTATTAGTTAAAACTATTCTGCTTAAACTCCCGTCTACTGCCTGTGTCTGAACATTATACTGATTCGAGTTTTCTATTTGGCTAGCACTACGGGCGTAATCAATAGGCATATAGTCTGTTAATTCATACGGTATATCTGATTCCACAAGTGTTGCCAAATACTTCCATGTGTAACCGTCTGACAATGAAAACGTATCGGTGTTTCCGATACCGTTAGGCTTCACAGTAGACACTGCACCACCACTATTACCAATACACTTATAGATGTTTTGATCATCTGTAACTACATAAAACACTTTTGGATAGTTTTCATTAAATAACTCTACTGTATCATCGTATTGATCGTAAGATACACCCGATGTCCACTCGTATCGAGGAAGAGCAAACACAACATCTTTTGGAGTAATTTTTTTATACCCTATAATGTTGTTCATTACACTGTATTCTTCCGCAACAGTGTCTGTATACGCTGGTGGGGAATTGTCATTGCTCCATGTGGTTCCTTTAGCAACAAACAAAAAATAAGTGTTATCATTCCTTTCAAGATCGGTAAGGAAACTTTCTGCGTATGATCTTTGAAGAGATGCTTTTATGAGTGTCATAGTCTGTCCTTTACAATCCTATGTTAGAGTATGTATCGCCTGCTAATACGCTTCCGTTTGATAATCTGGTGCCAGCAGACTTGTACAAATGTTTAGGCATTTCAAAAAACTCTGAAAGGGTTATTCCAGAAAATTCTGCACCATACGGAAGAGTTTTCAGGTTCTTTTTGTTGGGATGAGACTCAATTAACCAGTACGCAGCAGTTCTTCCGTGAGAACTTACACTGTTTCTAACACTTTTCATGTCTTCTGGTAATTTTTCTTCAAGTCCATATTTTAAAGACAGGTATTTGTACACCTCCTCGCGTTCTGAAACAGACAGTTTTCTGTTAAACGCTATTACTTCATGCAGTGTTCCTGAAAAAGAATGTGGTGGATTTGTTGTGGAATTGGTTAGATTCGTTATCCAATTGCTGCTACCTACGATATTTGTAGAGTTTGCAGTTTCTCGTACATACGATCCTAAACGAGACAGAGTAACAGGTGCTGAATTACTTATCTCTTCACCAGCAATAAAATTGCCTTCATCATCCGAATCTATTAGTTCGTCTGGCATATACTCTCCTCTGGTGTGTTACAAACCAAATCTGCTCCGCAGAGCATTAAAGTTTTGTTGGACTTCTGCCTGATTCAAAGCGCGTGAGTACACACGAGTGTTTGAAACCGAGCCTCGCCAAAAAGTATTTGTTCCATTGTTATTAAATCTTTTACCGCTTGCACGATTCGCTATGTAGAATTCAACATTTCCGTTATTACTGCTACCTAACTGTTCTTTTCCACTTATTCCAATGGTTGAAGTGTCTGGTGAAATAAACACGGAAGTATCATTCACAGTGCCTGTAGTGGTGATCTTTACTCCATTTTTGTAAACTGTGTACCGAGTAGTTGTTCCATCGTATTCAGAAACACACACCACATGGTGCCAAGTATTTGCCACGAAAAATCCTAAGTTTGATTTAATTAATATCTGCGTGTTGTTCGGATGATACACGCTCCACAAAAATGCAGTGTAATAGTTACCGAAATATGGAAGACTACCACCTCCCATGTACATATCAGTCTCGTAAAGGACGGACGGTTTTACCCACGCCTCCCATGTAATGTTTCTGTTGGTGCCAAACACCAGTGGAGTATTTGTAGAGATTACACCTGGACCGCCGGTAAACACCACAGACCCGCCTCCGTCTGGTGTGTAACCCACTTCATTTATGACTTCCATGTTCGCACCACTACTACTTAAATCGTTCACGGTGTTAATGCTGCTGCTTGTCAGAGCTTCAATTGAGAGTTCATTGCCGTCAACCACCTCAATTCTGGGACGAGCAAACTGTACTTCTTCTCCCCTGTTGTTACATTGATACAAGAACGTACGAATACTGCTTCTTGCGTTTGTGGAAGTCCAAACTTTGTCGCCATACTGATTTCCTGTTAAAAATCCTGTGTAGGTTGTTCCTGTGTTGGGCAGATAGTACCCGCTGTTGGAGTGATTGGGGCCTGTTCCGCTTCCTATAGGGTGAACGTGCCCAACAACCAGTACCCACTTGTTTTCCTTTCCACTCCACGCCAGTTGGGATGGATGCTGAAAATCAAAATATGAATTGTTGTCCGACTCTCCATCACTTCGCCTTATAATAGGAAGACCACCACTAGTCGCAGTGGTACCAGGACCAAAATATACTGCTCCATTATTCAACACCGCTCGGTTTATCCATACAGAGTACCTGTACATTTTTGTGCGGTCTATTGGCACTTCAGGAGAAACAAAACCAGCATTACTCATGTAATTCCCGTGAAGATGAGCTTTGCCGTGCCACACTGTTTCCGGTTTTCCCGAAGGTCCAGTCTTGTATCCAATTTCGTTTGAGTTGGGAGTTCCTAGACTGGCACCTCCAATATAATCACGAATCGAATAACCATTAAGATAACTGTTGTGTGACCGTATGGTTGTGCCTGGAATATCAACATCAGTACCCGCAGGATACGGTTGCAAGAACACACGACCTATACGGTATGCTGTATTCGGAACTAAACCAGTAAGCCCTATGAGATTGTTGGGGCAGATAGGGGATGCTACTGTTCTTGTTCGTGTAACACGATACCATCCACCACCCAAAGGTTCAACTGTACTTGAGTTAGCAGGAGGATATTTACCGTCTGCAAAAGTAGGCCCACTCACCGGATCGTATAGGTACACACCAATAGAATTTGGAATGGCTACACCGTCTTCCCTACGAATGGTGAACGAAGCAGTCCAAGTGGTGGACTTGGTGGTAGTGTCTACCCACGCGTTTGCAGCTGCGCCGCCTCCAGTATACCTGTTCAAATAAACATTGTACTGCGCCCCTGTCGTGAACCTGTGTACTGGATCCCCACCCAATTCCTTATCTGCGGCATCACCTAAAGTTACACCATCGGCAATGAATCCTGCTCCATCTCCTTGCCACATCGTTGGAGCAATAGGGCCAATAATGTTTACGGGTGTTTCACGGAACGGATACGGATCAAGCAGGTTTGCAGATTTTGCACTGGCAAACCCACCAACCGAAGCACTCTTACCTGGATCAAAATTAAACATTAAACCACTTGCCATAGAGTACTGTTCTCCTGATGGAGCACCAGTTGAAATTATTCTACGACCAGTAATTAGAGAGCGATTAAGTGAAGCGTCCCCGTTCAGATACGTTTGTATTTGATTGTTACTGTCTCGTGTCCACTCACCAATTACCAGTCCCATACACGCTCCAGACACATGGGGATCGTATGAAATAGTTGTTTTTTGTTCCTCGGGTCGGCCTCCGTCAGGACGAAATCCCACAAGACCTGTTCTCTTAGGATACAATAGGGTTCCTAGTGGTGTAACAGAATAAAACCCTGATGTTTGATTCGCGGCAATGCGATCAACACTGTTGTAAGACCGATTAAACAGAACTGAATCGTCTTGTATTGGTTCGGTTGCTGAAAACGATGGGGACAGCGAATCAAGTCTAGAAAACAACCCCATTCCATTGTTGGGAGAATCACTGGTGCTTTTCATCACCATGAACACGTCCATTTCATCTGAAAAGTTTAAAGGTTTCTTTAAATACAGGTGTTGTGCAGTAAGAATGCTTGCGGCACTACTGCCTGGTCCTGTGGTGTATCCTAGTCCCATAAGACCACCAAGAGTTTTTCCTGCGTATGTGGTTCGTGCAGAGTACAATACACCACCATTAAACGACACCCCTGTGACTCCACCGTATGCTGCGGTTTGCAGAGTGGGACGCAGTTTGTCCACGGTGACTCCTGAGTACACAACAGTAGTCAAACCAGCTGTAGTCGTTATGCCTGCTGCTGATGGTCTAACAGGGGTATCACCGTTCCACATTCCCAAAACGGTAAGCGAGTGTCCAATTCGAGTACTATTTCCATCCCCGTAGAAACTAGAGTCCATGTAGTAAGTTTTCCCGTACCCACTGTAGACCAGTCTCTTTTGCACACCGTTTATACGGTAGATTATATCTGGTTCTTTGTACTCAATCTCAAATACACTGGTGTCAAACGCAGAATAATTGGTTCCCGCAGAAGGCGTTATGTCCGACTTACTCACTCCGCTTTCATAAGCAATAATACGCCTACCCCAAGTCAGATTTGTACCAGAACTGTGTGGACCGAAAGAGTAAAAAGCGTAGTCAATACTTTGATAACCTGCGTTTGTATTCGGATCAGTGTTTAAACCAACCATCATCAGTCGTCCAGTAGTAAATCCGCCACACACCCCGTTAAACGCAAACTGTAGTCTTGTTATTGGAGTTGAGACTGCTGAGTCTTGACAAACCTGTTTACTCCACTCGCCAACAGCAGGACCAGTGTAAGTGGTGGTAAGAGTGTTGTTCCACCGATCCCATGTGGGCGGCAGTGCGTCATTGCCTGAAGGCGATGCGTCTCGCCACACATCCACGCTTGCACCGTTCACTACAGACCCACACACCCCAATGTTTTCTGGTTTTAACCACAACACCATACCAGAAATATTGCCAATATTAGGATTTGTTTCCCTTTTTGCTCGCCAAGCAGTAATTCCACCAAGAGGAGAACCTGTGGGATTGTGTGCAGTCTTGCCCAACTCGTTTGCTACTGTGTAGGTGTATCCGCTGTACTTGTTAATAAAAAGGGATCCATTTGGAGCGGTTGTGCCGTCTGATCCCACAGCAGAGGTTGAACCAATATACGGATTGTAACCTAGTGGATAAAAGTCTCCTGTTGCTCCGTACCACTTGCCATCAGAGAAAGATGCACCAGGCGGTGATGTTTTGTGTGGGTGATTGCTTGGTAATTTGTACGCCAAACCGTATTTGTGCGCCAAGTATCCTTCAATCTTCTGTCGGTCGGATTCTCCCACGTCTCCCTGATACAGAACAACTTCGGCAATCTCTCCGTCAAACTGTCGCGTGATACTTGTAGAAGCGCATCCAATTCCAAGACTCAAACCAGGCGATGAAAAAATTCCAGCACTTTGAGGAGAACCAGCCAACTCAAACGTTCCGAGACACACGCCATTTAGGAAAAGAGAAAGCGGACCAGGTGATGTTCCATTTTTTCGGTATGTGTTACACAGCAGTTTCCACTCACCTGTGCCACCAATACCGGCAACCACAAAAGGTCGGTTTGTGCTACTCGCATAATTGTAACACAACGCTTTTAGACTAGGGTCGTTTGGGCCTGTTTTTCCAAGAAGGATTCCGTGCCATCCACCAAAATCTCCAACAAGCACCTGCTGTGATTCAGAGTAAATACTTCCAATATCTCCAATAGTGCCCACCGAATTAGGTTTACACACAATAAAATAAGAACGGTCAGAGGTCAAACCCAGAGCACCAACAGTTAGGCCACTCATAAAACCAGTAGATCGCAGGTTGGTATTAGAACCGGATTCAGCAAATGGACGGATTTTTACCGATGGATGCGTATTTACTGCATTAGGCACATACTGTGGTGTAAGCCAAATATCGGTAATTGCAGTAGTAGCAACCTCAAATGTGACTCCGTTGTGTAGACTGTTCCAGTACCGAATTCCCCATCCACTATTCCTAGAAAGAACTGCTTCCACACCAACCGTTACACCGTTGTTGGTAGGGCCAGAAATGTTGTACGCACTTAGCCACACCTGAAGGGTTGCTCCTCTAACCTGATTGGGCAAGAAGTAACCAGAACGGAGATTATTAAATGATCTTGGAGAATACGGAGTATACTGACCAATAATCGGTTTTTGTGATACTGTAGACTGAGTGCTTGCAGATATTGAATTTTCAAGGGCAGTATTTACCAGCACAGACCCAAACATTTTCGTACCAGCAGGATGAACAATCTGCTTTAATGTTTCAAAGTAGGTATCAAAAGGCACTCTAGAGCGTAACGAATACGAATACGGTTGGTAATAGTCTCTGTCTTGGATACGTTTGTTTGAAGAAATTTTTCCACTGTTTCCTAAAAAATAACCAGGATACTCTGTGATTGCACTTGACACAGCAAACACTAGTGAATTCTTTACCCCTTTTTGATTAAACACATCAAGAACAACACTTTGAGTGTAGTTTAAACCAGAGTTAAGAATAGACAATTTCTTGATGCCACCAGAAAGACTGATCTGTTCAACCTTTGCAGAGTATCCTACACCTGAAGAATCAATCACAACAGCAGAGTCTCCAACGCGATAGTCTGTTCCAGGCAGTTCAATAAAAAACCGTCCAAGTACAGAGTATGTGGTTTCTTGGACTGTATCAGATTTATTGCTGTACACCACTGTTTTGTTAGGAGAAAAATCTCCAACAATATTTTTTAAGAAAACTTCTGTTATATCGTATCCATAAAATTTGTACTGTATAACGTTATCAATAAAAGCCTGTCCAACAAGATTATCGCCATCGTATTGACGGATTTCTCCGCCAATATAGGAGAACAAAGCAGACCCATTAGTACTTGTTGTCTTTATTGTTTTGGGTTCAATCCACACCCCACCAGAAACTTTTAGTATGTCTTTTTCTGGATAATAGATTTCAACATCACTGTCGTACAAAATTTTGAATAAAAAACGATACGCACTTTCTGTTCCTTTGTTACCGTAGAAGTCTCGTATTTTCTTTAGTAAAATTGTTTTATTGGGTTTATTTCCTGAAGTATTAACAGCAAATTTTTCAGGAAAAGAAACAAGATAGGTGTTCTTAAAGTGTTCGTAAAACTCCTGTGCATTGCTGTCTATGTCGGAAACAGTCTGTAAATTTCCAATTACGTATGAAGGTTTTCCAATACTATCCAACCACTCATAGTACGCCTTAACAAGCAACACAAGTTTTCTGTAATCGGTTCTAATAAACAAAGGAAACTGCTCCTCAATAAAAGGAGACAGAATTTTTTCGAGAGACTCCTCAGATGTATTCAGAATAATATTCTTTATTTCTTTCATTATTTACCGCTCAATAAGTGCTATTACCCATACTTCCCATACTTCCCATACTATTTGTCTGGGTGGGTGTAGATGTTACACCTTCTATAAATTTATTTTTTCTACTGTCCTGATTAACAATACTAACCTTTACGGAGTCAGAGTATCCACGATTAATCCTTAATATATTGTTTTCATAAACAAACAAATCAGAATTGAGTGGTTTGGCAGTAACACTAAACAGAAATGTTCCCACTGGATTAAAGTTTGTATTGAATCGGACCACGCCTGTATCATAGTCAACCAATCCAATATTATCGTAAATTATTTTCTTATTACCTTTGGAATCAATAGTAATTAGATTAATAGTGCCTAAACCGTTATCAATAGCAATTACCCCTGAATGCAGAACGCCAAACTTGTCTTTATGTTTTATTTCACTTGTTGTAATTGAGGCAGTTTCAATCATCTGTCCGTGCAATGGATTTTTAAAATCTACTATAATGCCTTTTGATGTACCAATCGCAGAAAGATCAATAGTTTTACGCATTTTTACAGTTGTTTGATTGCTAATAATACTAGAATTAAGTGAATTGATTCCTTGAATAATTTTTGACAGATAAAGATTTGATCCAAAAGATTCCATAAAATTCGTAGAATACGTGAATATGTACGCAAGAACAAGTGCTTTTATAGTTCCAATATTTGTTTCTGTTTTGTTTGCATCAATTGTAATAATAGAATCAAACACAAGATCAATGTAATCAGGATCTACTATTTCGGGAACAACGGTAAGAACAGATCGGTTTGCTCTAAGTTTTTTGGTTAAAGCAATTTTGTCCTGACTTGTAAGAGCAAAACCAGAGTTTGGTTTTATAGCAACAAACACTTTTCCGTACTGTGGAGGAGTAACTGTTTCTCCTCCGTAAACATAAACAGAAGAAGAGTTTGGGTACTCTTTCATTACAGCAGAGGTGTAATCTGATTCTGTTACTGCTCGATTTTGAGACTGATAGAATCTTGGTGCAAGAAATTTAATTTTAGAAATAGATTCTTCAAGACATCCACCACTAGAAGGACTCTTTAATTTGATTTGACTCAAACCAGGAAAAGATGTAGTAAATGCGCTAATTCCATTTCCCTGATCCCCACTAGTCTCTAAATATTCAACAATAACAATGTTGCCTGTTTCTGGCTGCTTACCTAAAAAATTGTCTCCAAAAAACAATTCGTAAATACCGGTTTCTCGCTCCTGCAAGAAAAAAACTTTTGAGTTGGGGGTTAAGTCTATGTACGACTCTGTATACGACCAAACGTCTTCTATTCCTGTATTATCTGTCGCAGAAGTCTTTACACGAACTTGTATTGTACTGGTGTCTATCTTGTCATTTGGAATAACAAGATAAGATCCTGTCTTTTTTGTGGAATCGTACACGTAACTCATTCTACGAAGAGTGCCTTCATAAATTTCAATATTGTTAAAAGACTGAGTAGCAGAATTTGCGTACACGGTATCAAGCAAAATAAAAGAGTACTCTGTTCCAAGGGGATCAATTCCAGTAAATTGTAAACCACGAGAAAGATATGTGCTTTCCGATGCACCAGCAGCACAAACACCTAGAACAGCCTTTGCTGCCCGTCTTGATGTGGGAACGTACCCCAATGTTTTTGCGTGAGATACTACTGATGGTCGTAACAATGCACTGTCAAGAAACATTTCATTGGCAATCATATTTGCGTAAAACGCCTGATAGTGGGTATTGTATGCAAGCACATCTAAAACAGTATTGATAACAGACCCATCAAAATTATAGTCCTTTAAAGTTTCCTGTGACTGTAAAAATGCTTTGAGTGATGACTTTGCGTCTTCAAAGTCTAGTCCTACAATATTAAAGTTGTTTTTATTGGGCATTATCGAATCCTTTCTAATACTACTGATATTCGGTCGTTTTTACCAATAGCAATAATAGAGTATTCAACATTAACCACATACCCATTTTCATCAGGATTAGCAATTACATCAACAATAATATTGGAAACACGAGGTTCGTGATTTTTTATAGTCCGAAAAACTCTGTCGTGTATTTCAAGAGTTGTTATTGCATCTATTGGTTCAAACAGCATTGGTCGAAGAGAACCACCTATGGTTGGTTGAAAAAGGCGTTCACCAAAAGCAGTAGACAGCAAATTTTTAAGAGAAAAACGAATAGCAGAATCGTTTTGCAACAACAGTAAATCTCCTGTCTTTGGATTCCGTGTTAAATACGGATCTAAATCAGTGAATACTGGTTTATTACTTTTTCCTCCTACTGCTTTAAGTGTCATTAATGATTCCCTATTTTATATGTGTCAGGTGTGTGTTGATGTTTTGTACAGTATTGATTATTAATTCTTGAAGTTTATTTCTACTAATCCCTTCTTTTTCTATTTCATTCAGTAATTCCGCAGAACACCAATGACAACACACAAAACCCAAAGGAGTCAATCCGTCCACGCACTTTAATGGAATAATACTAAAATACTCTACATTATTTATCTCAAGTCCTGAACGAAATACGGACGATGAAATATTATTAACATCTATTATTTCACCTGATTGTCTTTGCATTATGGGAACAATATCTGTGTATCGTGTCAAAAATACGTCTTGTGATTCAAGAAGAATACTTGAAACTTTAGGGTCACTAGATTCGTGAGTAACAGAAAACCTCTTGATAGAAGTACCGTCTGCAAAAGAGCCACTATTGTGAAACTGAAAAATAATGCACCGTGACGCTCTAGAAACCACTCTAAGTTCTGTTAACATTTCATGTATTCGACTGTGTTGCTCGGAAAACAATTTGCTCTGTTTTTGAGTAAACTTAAAAGATGATTTATTCTTTTTTATGGCACCCATCAAACCAATACACAAACCAACTACAAATATTCCAAATATCTCACCAATCATCAAAGCTATATCTTTGGAGGAAGACAGGTGTTCAACAATAGAGGGGTTTGTTGTCATCTTGAGCTGGTTCCAAATCCAATAGAATTACCCCGAACCACATCAATAAATTGGGGACTAACAAGACTTCCGTTTAGAGTGCTTCCGATTTTAAAAC